CCGAAAAAGAATACCAACACCTTACTTGGTGGCAATTAGTCAAGCACAAACACAACATCAAAACGATATGATTATTTTATTCGACATAGATAGCTTATTGTATTCAGCTTGTTTTAATGTGGATTCTCCGGAAGAAGCGATGTTTAAATTTGACGAGAGTTACCAAAAGGTAGTTAATGACCTAGAGGAGTTCTACGAGATAGAAGAGGTTATGCCTTTTGGTTTATCTAAAAACAACTTCAGAAAGTTTATCACTAAGACTTACAAAGCTAACAGGTCAAAAGAAAAACCACAGTACTTTAATGTTCTTTGTAAATATGTGGCGAAGTATTACGAACCAATCCAAGCCAATGGAATGGAGACAGACGATTTAGTTGCTATCTATCGAGAAAAGATAGGACACGAGAATTGTATCATAGTTTCAATAGACAAAGACTACAACCAGTTTGAAGGGAAAATATACAACTACAACAAAAAACACTTTATAAGCTTATCCAAAGAAGATGCTCTTTATAACTTTTATGAGCAAATGATAGTAGGAGACACAGCAGATAATATTAACTACTGCAAAGGATATGGTAAAGCATACGCTAAAAAGCTATTTGAAGGCGTTTCTACGGAGTTTGGATATAGAAGAAGGGTCTTAGGTCTATTTAAAGAAATCTATCGCTCAAAGGGTCGAGAACGCTTTATACAATGTTATCACTTATTAAAATTAGGTTATCGATGAAAGTAAAAGAATCTACGCTACAAAGATGCAAAGAAGATGGCGAATACTTTGAAGAGTTATTTAAACAAAAAGTTGAGGCTAAAGGATTGGTATATAAAAAATCAACTCAACAAGATGACTGGTATAGACACATTGATTGCTATGTAAATGGTTATGGCGTAGATATAAAAGGCGATAGACATTTTGAAAAGATATGGCTTGAGTACACAAATGTAAATGGGAATAATGGATGGTTAAGGGGACAAGCTTTGTATATAGCGATGCATATTTCAGAATTAAATGCTTTTTCTATTTATTTTCGTGAAGAATTACTGAAGTTTGTAGAAGCAAATGTTCAACACGAAACAACAAATCCACTTGATTATTTTAAATTCTACACTAGAAGAAAGTGGGAAAAGAAAGATATGATAGTTAAGGTAAGATATAATGACATTAAACATTTAGAACTAGATTTAATATAATGGACACACGACAAAAATTAGCAGAAATGAAAGAAGACTATTCAGATGCAATAGTAGAAGGTTTAATACAAGAATATAGATTAAGGTCTATAAAAGGAATCGCTAAATACAAAACCACTTTAGAAGATAACAAGTTAAGCCTTAACCAATGGTTACAACACGCCAAAGAAGAAGCTATGGATATGGCACTTTATTTACACAAAGCACAAAAACAACTAAATGGATGAATACGAATTCTGGGAACACAACTACAACTGGGATAAACTATCAGGGGAAGGAAGTGGAGATAACGGAGAATAACTTTAGGGTATTCTGGGTAAGAGGTATTAATCCAATAACAATGATAAAAGACTACTAATGGAAAAACAAATACAAGAACAAATCATAGATGTAATCGAAAGACTACATAGTGCAAAGATTACAACAAAGAATAGAAAAAGAGAAAATGTAACCGCAAGAGCAGTATATGCTAAACTATGTAAAGACATATTTCCTTATCTTACTTTAGAGAAAATAGCAGAGCCAATCAATAGAGACCACGCTACTATCATACATATGTTTAAAATGATAGATAACCACCTAAAGAACGATAACGAATACATTAACCTGTACAAGAAAGCTTCTGTTATAATAAACAAAGATGTAATAGCCACACAGAATGTAAAAGAAATATCTTACTTAGAGAGTTTAGAAGAAAGACTAATAAGAATGTCTAACGCTCTTATAGAAAAAAACAAAGAAATAGAAGAATTAAAATCCCAAAGAACTACGGATAAATATCAAGCATTTGATAGACTTCCTAACGAATTATTTAATATCTTTATAGAAACAAGGTTAGAACCTTTCTTAAAATTAAATGCGGTAGCCGAAAAGCAAACAGAGTAGGCGTTTAAAACAAGGGGTTAAGAGCCTCAATAATTATGATTAAAATAGCACAAACAAAAATGTTACCAATTAATTCAATTAAGTTTATTGATGGTAACAGAGAGATTGTAGAAAGCCACGCTACAAAAATGTTTAACCTAATTGAAGAAAACGGTTTTGCAGATACAATTAAAGTAGCGGAAAAAGATGGTAAATATTATGCGGTGGAAGGTCAGCATAGAATAGTTGCCTTAAAACTTCACAATGTAAAAGAAGTACCTTGCTCAATTATTGATTGGATTGATGAGGACTTCGAAGAAATACAAAGCTTTATTATTGACTTAAACGCACATAATAGACAATGGAACTTATATGATTATGTAAAAAGTTGGGCGGATAAAAAAATTCCACAGTACACACATTTGCGTAATCAAATGATTAACTATCAAAAAACATTGTCTAATGGTGTTGTAGCCACAAGTTATGATGGTGTTGTTAGAGCGCATCCTTCTATTAAAAATGGAAGTTTAAAATTTATTGACAAAACATTTTCCGACACATTAGTGGACACATTATCTCAAATGGTTAGCAAATGGGGTAAGAAAAGACTACCAGCTCAAGTATTAAGACAAGCTTCAGATATGATTTTATCGCACAAAGAAGATAGATATGGAATGTTAAGGGCGTTTAAATTAGCTGCCGTAAATCATTTAACTACATCTAACGAACCAATGCCTGATGGTGATGAAAGCTTTAAATATTGGTTTGAGAATAATGTTCTTAATGGAACTTACGAACTAATAAAATGAAAAAGCAATATATATACTCAAGTCAAAGCAGCTTATGGGGAGAACCAGAGCTGCTTGGCTTTGGGTCAACTGAATTTTATATAAAAGAAATAGATAGGAATCTTGCAAATGATATAATAGTTAAAAATCATTATAGTAAGAAATTCTACAATGCCACATATATACATCTTGGCTTATTTGTTAATGAAGAAATAAAAGGGGTGTTACAATATGGGTACGCTATGAACCCCGCAAGTTGTGGCAGTGTTGTAGAAGGCACACAAAAAGACGAATATCTTGAATTGAATAGGATGTGGATAGCGGATAATGTAGGGGAATACCCAGAGAGTAGGGCTATAAGTTATTCTTTAAAATACATTAGAAGAAAATATCCTAAAATTAAATGGATTCAATCTTTTGCGGATGAACGGTGTGGTGGTTTTGGAATAGTATATCAAGCTTGTTCTTTTGATTATTATGGTGAACATAAGAGCGATTTTTGGGAACTTGACGGACAAGTATATCACAATATTCAAATGACCGTATCAAAAGATTCTAAAAGATATGCTGGTGAAGCTAAATATCTTCAAGAAAATAAAGACAAAGCAACCAAAATGACTTTAAGACAATTTAGATATATAAAATTTTTAGACCAAAGAGAAAAGAAGAAATGCTTATTAAAACAAGAATCATATCCTAAACATTATGCCACTACCTAGAAGAACACCAACAGAAACCAGAGATAAGTTTATTGAAAGATGTATGTCTGACAAAACAATGGTAAACGAATACCCTGACAAAACACAAAGACTAGCTATTTGTGCAGTTCAATGGAAGAAACAATAATGAAACAAAACCTATACTAATTGTATCATTAAATAAACATTAAGATGAGAGATAAACAAAAAGAACTAAGTTATAAGATAGTATTCTATTGTTTTGTAACAGGTATAGTATTGCTTTTTATTTTAGCACTATTAAATTTGTAAATAAATCGTTTTATAGATACAACGAAAATACAATGATATGCCAAACCAAGAAAATTTAAGATTTTGGAAGAAAGGTGAAAGCGGAAATCCTAATGGCAGACCTAAGGGTTCAAAGAATCGTAGCACCATAGCAAAGAAGTGGTTACAAGCTATGCAAGAAACAAAGAATCCTTTAACCTTAGAATCTGAAGAACTAAGCCAAGAAGATTTAATTACTTTAGCCTTACTAAAGAAAGCTGCTAAAGGAGATGTAAACGCATACAAAGCTTTAATGGATAGTGGCTATGGTTCACCAGTTCAACAAGTCGAACAGACTATTTTAGAGCAACCTTTATTCCCAGATGTTCCAAAGGACAACGGCAACAAATAAAATACTAGCGTTAGACAAACGCATTAAGATTGTACAGGGTGGAACTTCGTCTTCAAAGACATTTTCCATCTTGGCTATTTTAATAGATAAAGCTATTAAGAATCCTGACTTAGAGATAAGCGTAGTAGCTGAATCTATTCCACACTTGCGCAGGGGTGCATATAAAGACTTTCTTAAAGTCCTAAAGTGGACAAATAGATTCCAAGAACAACAGTTAAACAAATCACTTTTAAAGTACGAATTCAAAAACGGAAGTTATATAGAGTTCTTTAGTGCTGACGATTCAAGTAAGTTAAGAGGGGCTAGAAGGGATATACTGTTTTTAAACGAAGCTAACGCAATATCTTTAGACGCATATAATGAATTAGCTATTCGGACTAAAAAGTCCATCTATATTGATTACAATCCTTCTAATGAGTTCTGGGTACATACCGAACTAATCAACCAAGAAGATTCTGACTTTATCATTCTTACTTACAAAGACAACGAAGCTTTAGACAAGGGAATAGTAGAACAAATAGAAAAGAATAAAGAGAAAGCCAAGACTTCTTCTTACTGGGCTAATTGGTGGAATGTTTACGGACTTGGACAAGTAGGTTCTTTAGAAGGGGTTATCTTTTCTAATTGGCAACAAATAGACACTATACCACCTGAAGCTAAACTTGTAGGTATAGGCTTAGACTTTGGTTACACTAATGACCCTACGGCTATTGTTGAGGTTTACAGTTGGAACGGAAAAAGAATAGTCAATGAATTAGTCTATCGAACTAAGATGCTAAATTCAGACATAGCAAACGAACTACCAAAGGGAACAATTATTTACGCAGATTCAGCGGAACCTAAAAGTATTGATGAAATAAGAAGATACGGCATCTCTATAAAGGGAGTAACAAAAGGAAGGGATTCTATCAATTACGGAATTGACATAATGCAGAACCAAGAATACTTAATCACAAAGAATAGTCAGAACCTAATCAAAGAATTAAGGGCGTATTGTTGGGACACTAATAAGACTGGTCAAAGACTAAACAAACCAATAGACCAATATAATCACGCCATTGATGCATTGAGGTATCACGAAATGGAAAGCTTAGGCTTAAAAGCCAATTACGGAAAATACGCAGTTCGTTAAAAATTTAAAATAAAATCGTTTTATAGTTATGGAAGTAAAGATTACTGTACCTGATAGTCTTAAGGATATTCCTTTACACAAATACCAACAATTCCACAAGGTATTGGAGGTAAACAAGGATGCGTCTTTTGATGACTTATTTATTCAGGAAAAAATATTACAGATATTCTGTAATTTACCTTTAAGTGATGCTATCAAATATCGTAAGTCTGACATAGACAAAATTACCGAAATGGTAGCTAAAACACTTGAGCAGAAACCTGATTTAGTTTTAAGCTTTAGGCTAGGTGATACAGAGTTTGGTTTTATTCCAAAGCTTGAGGATATGACCTTTGGGGAGTATATAGATTTAGACAACTCAATAGGTGATATAAAGAACCTGCACAAAGCTATGGCGGTTTTATATAGACCAATCAAACAAAAGATAAAAGGAAAGTATTTAATCGAAGAATACAGAGGGGACAACTATCACGAAGCAATGAAGCACACGCCAATGGATGCAGTAGTTAGTTCTATGCTTTTTTTTTGGAATTTAGGAATCGAATTGTCGAAAGCTATGATAGCTTATTTACAGGAGGGGGAGGACTTGACACCAGAGCAAACTTCGGTGCTAAATGGGGCTGGTATCAGTCTGTCTACGCTCTTGCCGATGGAGATGTTACCAAGTTTGAAGAAATAACAGAACTGAATGTAAACACTTGTTTATTGATGCTGACATTTAAAAAAGAAAAAGCTGACATAGAAGCACAAGAACTAAAAAGAAAAATGCGATGACATACAGAGGGATTCAATCGTTTTACGACTTAACAACCAAAATAAAAGACATCCTACAAGCGGATGAAAATACCAATACGGTAACTTTTGGGGATATTACAGAAGTAGACTTAAACAAACAAACTATCTTTCCTTTATCGCATATAATGATAAACAACGTTACAGATAATGGACAGACTCTTTCGTATAATATTTCAGTTATGGCTATGGACTTGGTGGATACAAGTAAAGACCCAACGACTGACATCTTTGTTGGGAACGATAATAGGCAGGATGTATTAAACACTCAGTTATCTGTACTAAATAGACTGCATCAAAAACTAAGAAAAGGAACACCACACCAAGATGGTTATCACTTAGAAGGTGCTGCTTCACTTGAAGCTTTTTATGATAGGTTTGAAAATGAGTTAGCAGGATGGGTAAGTACCTTTACAGTAGTTACTATGAATAATATAGATATATGCAACTAGAGAACTTTAAAAAGGCTTTAGAGGAGTTCAGGGATAAGGTTGTAGAAGAATCTAAAAAGAACCTGCGCAAAGAAGGCAAAGCAGGGGGTCAGTTAGAGAATGATTTAAAAGGTGGTGAAGTAAAGGTAACTAATAGAAGTTTGCAGTTTGAAATAGAGATGCCTTACTATGGGGTGTTTCAGGACAAAGGGGTAAGCGGTATTAAAAAGAAATATAACACACCTTATTCTTATAAGCAGAAGATGCCACCACCAAGTAAGTTAGATAAGTGGACAGTAAGAAAAGGAATAGCACCAAGAGATGAAAAGGGAAGATTTTTAAGTAGAAAGTCTTTACAATTTTTAATCGCTAGAAGTATATTTTATAACGGAATTAAACCTAGTTTGTTTTTTACTAAACCATTTGAGAAATACGCTAAAGGATTACCTAAAGAATTAGAACAAGCTTTTGCTTTAGATACAGAAGCATTTTTGGAATTTACTACTAAACAACAATTAAATGGCTAAGATTAATGTAAGAAGTCCTTATTTCGTTTCTACCAATCAATCGGGTATGGTATCGGCTTCTATTGATATATATATTTATACAGGAGTTAAGACCACAGACAGACCTGCTAGTCCTACTTATACTTTATCTAGTAACGCACAACTAGGAAGGGTAGACTTTGAAATATCTGAATTAGT